ACCTATAAACTAATACAAGGATTAAAAAAGATTGAGGAGCAAGTTGAATCAATCAATAAGGCTAGGACTAAATTATACGAGGTTTACGGCACTTTAGATGATAAAGGTGTACTTACACCACATAAAGGAAAAGAAGACATTCTAGAGCCTCTAAATAAGGATATGGAAGAGTTTCTTGCTAAAGAAGATGAGTTTAGTTTAATTAAGGATAAAATTAAAGTTGAGGATATAAAACATCTCATATTAAAGCCAAGTTTCTTGATTTTATGGGACAAATATCTTGAAGGATTAGAAGAATATGAATGATAGTACAAGAGATGTAAGGGCATATATTTATGGGTTGTTAGACGGTAATATAACTCATGATGGAAGTGGTGTTACTGTAGTAAATAAAGCTACTGATCAGACATCATATCCTTACATTGTAGTACAAGCAACCGGTATGGTTGATGATTCATTAAAAGATAGATTTGGGGGTGTGTATGAGGTGCAAGTCCAAGTACACACTAAATACCCATTAAATTATGGAGGACAAGATGATTGTGATGACATATCAAACTCAATTCTCCAAACAATAAGATTAAGGAATGCTACATCAGATTTCGGTGCTGATACAATGTATATGTTTAAACAGACTAACCAAAGATACCTTGAGGATGATGATGGGCAATACGAGTATTTTACTAAAATTATAGTTTTTGAAGCAAACGTACTAAGTGATGCTTAATGGTACATTATTCGTTCTATATATTAATAATGATAAACTTTTACTTTCAAAATCTCATTCTATTGAATTTAATGGGAATGCGGTTGATGCAAGTTATAAGATACCAAGCGAAAGAATTGTCGGGGATGGTTATTATTGGGAATCCGCTAACTTAAATTGGGAGTCGGCTAATTTAAATTGGGAGGATGTTACATTTTCTACTGAAGTAAGCGGTTGGAAAGAGTTTATGATGGGTTATAAGTCGGGCAGTTTTTCTGTTGAAGGATTGCTTACTCTTGATAGAAGCACTCAATTTTGGGATACAACAGATTATTTTTGGGAATTATTCAATGTAGAGTGGGAGGATGGAGCCATAGAACCAAACCCATCAGCCACCTTAGATGAGTTATTAATAACAAGAGAAAAGGTTAGATTTGATATAATAAGCAATTCAAACTATACTCTTTTTAGTGGTATGTGTAGAGTAAATAATTATGCTTTAGTTGCTAATAGTGAAGGGGCTATGTTTTATAATGCCGACTTTACCATTACAGGAGCATCATCATAATACTTTATGTATTTTTTATTTATCTTTGAGTAAAATATTAAAAAATGGCTGCAATTAACGGAACAGAATTAACATTATATATCCCTTCAGTAAAAGTTGGGGGAACAACACCTAGTTGGATAGCAATAGGATTATCAAAATCTGCTAGTCTTTCATTAGCTGCTGAAATGGGTGATGTATCAACTAAAGATTCTAGTGGGTGGAATGAATCACTCTCTTTGATGAAATCTTGGACGATAGACTTTGAGGCATTGGTTGACTTGGATGTAGCATCAGCGGATCCAAATACCGCAATAAATATCTTACCCTTATGGGAATACTTTAAAAACGGAGATAAAATAAAAATAGCTTGGGGCAAAAGTGGTGCTTATTGGTATGGTGATGCCTTCATTACTTCTTTAGAGGAAAGTGCTGAAGCAGAGCAGCCTGTTAGCTTTAGTGGTTCATTACAAGGAACAAGTGTATTAGCGCTTGGTGCTACTAGTCCTCCAACTTATCCTACATAATTAACTAATTAATTAAATTTTATGGCAACAAACAAACACAGAGGTACTTGTATCATCAACATTGGTGGCAAGAAAAGAGGAGTAATCTTTAATATGAATACTTATGCAATATTTTGTGAAGGTATGGATATTGAGATTAGTCAAATAGAGGAAGTCTTTAACGGAAGAAAACAACAGAAAGGATTTTGTTGGTTAATATATTCGGGATGTGTTGCTTATGATGAAAAGAATGGGAATAATTTAGATTATGACATACATGATTTTTATGATTGGGTTATGGACATGAGCGAAAAAGATACGGAGTTAGTTACAAAAACAATGTTATCATCTAGGCAATTAAGTAATGATTCTAATAATGGTGTTTCAAGAAATGTTGTTGAAGCAACTGATGAGAATACTTTAAAAAAAAATTAACAACTTTTGAGGATATTTTAGATCAAGCAATAGGGACTTTGGGTATAATGCCCGAAGTTTTTTGGTTATTGACTTGGGCAGATTTTATGAGGTTATTAGAATCTCACGTATACCTACAAAACCAAGATTGGGATAAAGTAAGGTACCAATCCACAATGGTAGCCAATTGCTCGATGGGCAGAAAAAAGGTTATAAAACCAAAAGATTTATTTCAATTACCACACGACAAAGAATATAAGAAAAAAGTTGAATTTCCATCCAAGGAAGAGATTAAAAGTGTTCTAGGAAAGTCTGTGCAATTGCCTATTTAATATTAATTAAATTTGTATTATGGCTGATGAACAAAGGTTAATAATAAAAACCATAGCAGACACTAAAGGGTTTACTAGTGGTTTAAATAGAATGCAGTCCGGATTAAAAAAACTCGGAGGTATTTTTAGTGCAGTTGGTGGAGCGTATGCCGCTTCGAAAATATTTAATATTGGAAAAGATTTAGTTAAGGTATCTGCTGAACTTGAAACGGTAAATAGAAGTTTTGAACGAAGTTTTGGTTCTTTAACTAAAACGGTAGATACTGAGTTAAATCAACTTTCTGAATCTTTGGGTAGATCCACTACAGTTTTAAAGAAAGGTGCGATATCGTTTAATTCATTCTTTCAAGGATTGGGTTTTGCTTCACAGGAAGCAGCTAAAATGTCTGTTAGTATGCAGCGTTTATCTGTAGATTTGGCAAGTTTCTTTGGTATACAAGATGCAAATGCACAGAAAAGATTTATAGCTGCATTAGCGGGTTCGCCCGAAGTCCTTGATCAGTATGGAATAAACCTAAAACAAACTGCTCTTCAACAGGAATTGTACAATATGGGTTTAAAAACCACAGTACAAAACACTAGTGAAGTGGTTAAAACTCAAGCAAGATTAAATGTCATAATGCGATCAATGACTGCTGCGGGTATATTAGGTGATGCAGCACGTGCAGCCACAACATATGCGGGTAAAATAAAAGAACTAAATGCTAATTTCTTAACATTTAAGGAGAATATAGGAGGAACAGTTAAACCATTGGCTTCTTTTATAGTTGATGTATTTAATAATTTACTGAAAGACTTTAATGATGATGTTAAGGCAATATCTGATGGGATAATTCGTTTAAGGGAATCTCTAGGAATAAATAGTGATAACGATAATTTAAGAAAAGAGTTCGGGATGAAATCCGAAAAGGAAGAAGAAGCTGAAAATATAAAAAAATCAATAAAGCTAACAAGAGATTTAGCTTATGAAAATAAAGTATTAAATGTCTTAGGAAAAGAAAAATTAGAGCTTTTTAATAGGTTAACAGAAGAGCAGCAAAAACTTAGTTTACTTGCTGAAATGAATAATGACGAAGCTACTCGATTTATTTTTATTCAAAATCAATTACAAGTAATATCAAAAGAAATAGCCGAGCAAGAAAAAGCAAAGGCAGATTCTTTTGCAGCAATAATTAAAGAATCTGAAAAAAGAATAGAAATAATTAAAGAAGAATTTGAATCTCAAAAAGAATTACAAAAAATTGATGAATTAAAATATCGTGATTTACTTGATCAAGAAAAACTTCAGAATGACATAACTGATGAAATGTCACTTCAATTTATGCACTCTGAGAAAGAGAGTAAAGAGTATGAAAAACAATTAATATTATTAGCTAGGATAAAAGCAGCAATTGCTAGTAAAAGGGATGCGGGAGACACTCCAACTCCAATGAAAAAAGTTGGAACGGCTCTTTTGGGTACAAGAGGTAAAGGATCATTAAAAACCGATCCAAAAAAACTTAATGAGTTAATACCCGACAAACTTGGTGAAGCAAATGAGTCTTTATTTGAATGGGAAAGCATTTTTGATAATACAGGATTTTTAGAGCAATTAACTTTACTTCAAGATGGAATAGCAATTTTTGATCATATTAGATTTGATTTTGTTAATGGAGTTAAACAAATGGGAGTAGATTTGACTCTGAACATGGCATCCGCATTTGGAAATGCTGTAGAAGAATCTCTTAATGGTAATAAAAAGTTTGTTAATGCTATTAGAATTGGAACAAAAAAAACATTGATAGCACAATCTGCTGATTTAGCTGCCCAAGCAGTATACTATGGTATTATTGGTGCTGCTTTAGCCATAGGTGGTGCTATTTCGGGTAATGGCGATATGATAAAAAGAGGAGCCGGTTATTTAAAAACTGCTGCAATGTTAGGTGCGGGTGCAGCAGCAACGGGTGCGCTTGGTAAATCAATTAAAGGAGAAGCGGGACTTGGTGTAAATGGGACAGGAGGTAATGGAAATAATGGAATAGGAGGAAGAGGAGGAACATTTGAAGACTTTATGAACGCTATTCAAGGAGAACAAGTATTTAGATTGGCGGGTAATGATTTAGTAACGGCAATTAATAGAACAAATACATTTCAAGGTTCAATAGGAGGATAAAATATGAGTTATTATCAAAAA